TTTTTTTGGCAGCTTGTTTCATTGTTTCTTTTTTATCTCCGTCTCCGTCGATATCTGCAAAATCAGGTTTTTCACTTTCTGAGTAAGATACTGCTGTACCTTCATCTTCCATTTCATCCATAGGTAACTTTTTTTCCTCTTCTTTTTCAGCCATCATTTGTCTAATCATGTTTCCAGATTGAGCAGCTAATGAATTTGGGTTTCCTGATGATACTACTTGACCAAATGCCTCTAAAACTAATTCTTTAGATTCTTTTACTAATTCCATAGAATCCCCACCATCTTTTAATTTAGTACTAAATCCACTACCACCATAACTTTCGCCATCGTTTTGTTGTTGTTTTCCTTCTTTATATCCTAAACCTTGAACTCCAAATTGTCCTTCTTTTACATAATGTAATGGATCTTTAGCTAAGTTTTTGACTGCTAATTCCATTGCCTCATCTAATGATAATTCTTTATTATAATTAATTTCTAATTGAACACCACTTAATACTTCTTGGGCATTAACGTTATTAATATTTTCTACTTTAGGATCATAATCGTAATTATGAGAATCAATATTTTCTACAGCATCAGATACTTTATAAGAACCACCTAATTTGTTGTCCATTTCGAACTTTAATTTAGGGTCAGCTTTAATTTTTTCGTCTTGTTCTTTAGAGTTATATTTAACTTTATCCTCATTATTAACTAAAGGTTCTAAAGTTCCACCTTCTGCTAAGAAATTTTCAAATTTAGTCCAAAATGGTTCTTTTACAGTTGGTTCCATTTGCACTAAAGGTTTTAATGTCACTATTTGACCTAATTCTTCGTTGATTAATTCTTTATCTTTTTTAGAACTAAATTCCTTAGAAAGTTTTTTGAATAATTGATTTGGTGTATGTTTCATAATTTTATTATTGTAGTAATGTTTCTATGTCGTTAAAATAATCGTTTAGCATATCCGTGCCTATTACAACAGAAAAACTATCTGGATTATCTCTGTAATATTTTATAGTTTCTATTTTAGCTAATTTAATTGATTTTTTTATATTATCAAATCTAGCTTCTAATTTATCAAAAGCTTCTATACGTTCCTCCTGGAATTTAGATGCTTTATCTTCTTGTTCTTTAATATTACGTTTATACATATTAAAATAAATCTTTAACTATCATCCCTGACCCTTTTTGAGTGTAATTACCCTTTTTATTTTTAGGAACTAATTTATATTTAAATTGTTTTGTATATGCACTATTTGTAACTCCTTCAGGACCTGCTTTAGGACCTGGTCCTAATGTTGCTCCTACTCCTTCTTTAACTTTTTTTTTTTTTCATTTTAAAAGCATAAGGTGTTTGGTAAGCTCCTGCTCCACCTGAAGTAGATACTTCATCTACTGCTTTTTCTCCCGTCATTGCTTTTTCTGCTGCTTTTTTTAGTAAAGCAAGAGCTTGTTTAATTTGGGGTTGAGAACCAATAGTACCCGCCTCTTTACTCATCATTTCATCCGATATATCTAAAAGAGCAGCTGCTAAATGGTGAGGTAATTTAACATAGTTGGATAGTTTAGTTTTATTTGCTGGATTTAAATCGATAACATCTCCATTTATTCCTGTAGCCTCATCTATATCTTCTTCAAAAATAGCTTTTTTATAGTCTTCTGGGTAGTTGTTTCTAACATGAGTACGAATTGTATTTCTTAATTGTTTTGCTTGTTCGTATATGTCTAAGAATTTTTTATCATCTTTAGCTTTTTGATATACACCCTTTGCTGTATCAGCTAATTCCATAGAATCTTCAACTAGTTTGGTTAAATTTGGAACATAGTCAATAGACCAAGATATGGCACCAGTTTCAGGGTCTTTACCTGTAACAACAGATTTTACACCCCCAGTAACCTCAATATCACCTACCTCTATTTCTTTAAGTTTATATTTGTGTGCCATTTGCTATTTGTATTTCGTTTATTAATTGATAATAACGTAACAAATCAACTAAATTATTATCCCCAACTTTATCTGTTTTCTTTAACTCAGTTAAAAATTTAGTTACTTCAGTAATTTTAATTTTAGTTGCTTTATCTTTAATATTTTTTGTTTCTTTAGATAAAGTATTTTTTAATTCATTAATTTTTATATTATAAAAATTTCTTAAATCCGGAGTTGAATCCACTGAATTAATATATTCTTTAAGTACTTGTTTTTGACTATCTATTAAAATGTCATACTTATTATTAAATTTTTCTAATAATACTTTATAAGTTAAAGTTCTTATATCTTTATCGTATGTTGAAAATTCCTCGAGTACTGTTTGTTTAGAATCATTAGTAACTTCTTTTTTAGTTAAATGTTCTAATAAAGTTACTTTATTATCTACTAATTGTGTAGGGTTAGAAATAGAAGAAGAATTAATATTTTCTATTAATGTATATAAAGCTGCTAATTCTTTATAATTTGTTACTTTAGAACCGAAAAAAGATTCTAAATTATAATGTTTTTTAATTTCATTAATCAAATTATATTTTTGTTTTTTTAAGGATTTCCTATTGAATTTAGTAGAGGCCTCTAATATAGTATCAATCACCAATGTAGCTCTGCCTTCAGTTACTACTTTAGATTTAAGTATAGATTCATATAATTTATATTCTTTACCTAAAGAAGTATTTATAAAATATTCTTTTAAGATATCTATTGCTGGTGAATTACCACCTTTAAGTGTGTCAGCAGTAATTTGACGTACTAACAGTTCAAATAATATGCCTGTGTTTTTGTACTTTGTATGTTTTATTTTCATCAAAAAATATATTTATTTATAAATATGTAAAGTTTTTTACTCCTTTAATTGGTTTTCATCTAATAGTTTACTATTATCTTTATCAGACTTAAATACTAAATTCTTTTTATCTAAATCTTCAAATAATTGTTTATTTTTTAAGAAAGATACTTTAGCACCTTCAAGGGCTAATGGGCTACCACCATTAAAATTATTACGTATAGAATCAGAATCATTTTTATCTTTATTTTTCATACCAGCAACTCCTAATCTATCCTTACCAAAGTTAGAATCTTGTTTATTTCTACTAGTGATTGTATCTTGTGGACGGCCTAATTTAGGATCATCTTCATTATAACCATCAGGTACATTACCCGGATCTGACATTGTTCTTCCTTTACCATATAATGAAGCTAAATCATGAGGTGTACCATATGATTTACCTGTTTCTACAGGATCATTTCCTTCTGCTTGTATTTGTGCAATTCTAAATTTACGTTTAGCATCTTCTCTAGTTAGATCTCTATATTCATCATATTGATCTTCACTAAAATGATATACATTATCATAAATCCAATCTGAAGGTACTAAACCTTGCTCTAACATGGTACCAGCTAGCTCAGTTTTGGATTTTAATAATTCAATTTTTTCTTGTTCTAATACTATTGATGGGCTAGCCATCTGTAATGTAAAGTTAGTTAATGTTTCATCTGTATAACCTTGGGTATACAAATGTACTAAGGCAATTTTATTTAATTCTGATAGTATTATTCTTTGAAGTCTTTCAATAGTACGAGCAAATCTAATATCTTGAGCTGCTAATGTTGATTTACCTTCAATATCTTCTTCATACCCCAAAAATGCTTTTGGTATTTTAAGTGCAGCAAATAATTTACCTCTTAAATATTCTACATCTTGGATACCATCGTACTGTAATCCAGGTGCAGTTTCAATCTTAGTTGTTTGGTCATTTCCACGAACAGGGATGTAAAAATCTTCCAACATATTTTGTTGGTTGAACTTTAAATTATATTCCCCTGTTTTATTATCTTGGAATGGAGTACGTTTTAAATTGCTAATTGTTTTTTGCATAAACGCATCTATCTCATTTGGAGGAATAGAACCAACATTCATATAAAAAATTCTTTTTTCAGGGGCACGAGCAATTCTGTGAATTAGCATCGCATCCTCCATTAAAACATATTGCTTATATAATTTACGAGCAGGTTCAATATAAGATCTACCATAAGGTAAATAATTAACATCAGAGATTAACCTAAAATGAGCCATTTCATAATTATCAAAAAATATTCCATTTTCATTAGATAAATTACCAGCAGTAGAACCAGGAACTGGATACATACCTGAACTTATATTGTCCATTCCGTCCATAGCATATTTATATCTAATAGCGGATGGGTTGTTAGGGTCATATCCCTCTTGTCTTTCAATGTGGTATGCAGTATAAGGTATTACATTATAAACTCCAAATTTTTCTGCTATATCTAATTTTAAGAAAAAATCACCATATTTACACATTTGACGTATCCACATCCAAAGATTAAATTCTACATTTAATACATCGTAAAATAAGTTATATAATATTTTTTGTACGTCTTCATTAGCGCTTCTAATTTGAAGCACTTCACCCATATCATTTTTTAATGTTGATTCATCAGCTAAGATATCTAAAGCAGAAGCAATAATAGCATCATTATCCATTACATCATACTCTGAATATAATTGGGGTCTTAAATATTGATAGTTTATATTAAATTGGGCTCCATATA